CGTCTCGAATTTCTTCAGTTGTTTTAATTGATGTAATCTTGACAAGACCTCGATGTGGAATATTACGATATGGTTTGTATGATATCAGCTTGGCAAGGCGTAGGATAGATTCCTTTCGTTGGGCTGTGTCGAGGAAATTTTCAGATGCATTCATATCAAGACGATATGAAATAAGCTCTCCGACATAGGCGAATGTCTCGATGATAGCAATAAGCTCGCTGGTCTCGATCATGTCATCGAAATCTTCGGCATAGTATATCTTCAAGTAGTCTATAAGTGACTGCTTGATCGTATCATATGTAAAAGCGTTGAAGTTAATCTGAGAGAATATCTGGTGTACTGTCTCGTATACTTCTGCTCTTGCTATTTGTCTAGCCATTATATTTCCATTTTAATATTAGTGGTATTTAGTTATTAATACCCAAACTGAGATTCATGTTAGACACGTTTTATGCCTCGAACTGGAGATTTAGATCAAGTACATCTGTTCTATTAAGTTCCACATAAAACAACACGGCAGTTGCTTGTACAAAACTTCTATCAGCATCAACTGTCATATCAAAATCAGTAAGAATTACTCGTGGATCAAAATCAAACACACTGCGAAGCTCATCTTCAATAAGCTCAGTAGTGATATCATCCAACGGCTCAAATAACACATCCGGAATCAGTGTACCAAATTCCGGCATCATTACTCTAGAACCTTTTGATGTGAATATATGTGCAATTAAATCAGTTTTAACCAATTCTAAATCGGTCTGTTTGAATTGCTTATTCTCCTGAAACTGATAACTCGAAAATCCAGTATATGTAGCTGCCATTAGTAATCCCTCTCCATATATTTACCTTAGCGTCGCCATTTTGCATTACGAGCAAAATCCTTACCACGTGAAGAACTACCAGTGCCTGCTGATGGATTTGTTGAATCATACTCAAGTACGGTATCAATATCATTTTGTACAGCTTCAAATAGATCAAGAGTAGACTCTCCAGCTTCATCTTTATCAGTCTCATCCTTCTTCAAATATGATCGTGTAAACGGCTCATGTTGTGGGATGCGAGATGGAAAGTGGGCGGGCAAAGGCTCAGCCGCATCTGCGTTGGACGATGCTGGTGAGCTTGGTGATGGTTTAATTGGTACTTGCGCTGCAACAACTGGTGATGCTACAACCGGAATCGACGCTGCTGATGGTGTTGCTAACTGTGATGGAACCATACCAGCGCCGTGTTGTGGCAACGGAACCATGTGTGTATGTGAACGTAGACTGGTCTGACCTGCAACAACATCTGTTTCTGATGTTATAATTCCTTTTGTAGAAATTGACCCTACTGATGATAAACTTCCAGCAGCTGACATACTACCCCCCGCTGCTATTGCTCCAGTAGCACTGATTGATGTAGAAGCAACCGATAGCGCATTTACAGTAGCTCCAGCGGTAACATTCATTTCGGCAAACAGATTCAAACCATAGATATCCATATCTGCTGTTATAGATGTTCCATCAAAATCATAACCGGTGCTTTGTAATGTAAATGCGTCTGCAACTTTAATTCCATAATTTCCTTTAGATACGGCTATTATATTTCCAGCGTTAGTATCTTGAGTACCGGTAACTTTAGTAAGTAAATCTTCATCAGTTTCCATCTTGATATTAACAGAATGTATCTTAAGATCAGATTCAGTCTTGATTGACATATCAGTTTTAGCATGCATGCGGATATCACTACCTGATGTCATATGGATTCCTTCACCACCAGCAATTCTCACTTTCTCTTTTGCAGTAATGTTAACATCAGCATCGGAGCTGATTGATATGTCTTGCTCTCCGTAAATATCAATTGTACCTTTCTCGTCTATCTCGATCCATGTCTTACCAGTTGCAGTACTAACATAGATACGTTCGTTAGTGTCATCCATGATAATCTGATTGCCAGATGTAGTTCTGAAACGCATACGACAATTGTTTGGATCATCATCCATAGACATAGAATGAAAACCGGGAGTTGTATTAGAGTAGATAGCAGATTTACCATCCACATATCCCTGTGTTCTCTTGATAATAGACCCATCTGGATTCTCTATAGTCTGTTCTTGTTGATCAGCTTCATTCGAATATACAATTCTTTCATTGAATTCTGTAGCTGGATATGCTGATACTTGTCGATCCATTTGCCGAGTAGCATATTCTGCACTGTCTCTATTACCGTTAAACGCTTTGCCAGAGTTAGTAGCCAATGGTTCAATATCAGACTCTGATGATGTCTTAGGTATCCGATCATCCAAATATCTTCCGTGTGGTAATGTATGTCCCAAATACATTTCTGCTATACTAGCAATGAATACACGACGGTTGGGATCATTATCTATTAATGTTACCAATACTTGAGCACCCACATGTGGAACGGTCCATTGACCATATGCAACCGGGCCTTCCGATTGTATTTCGTTGACGCCGCGCTTCGCGTTATCATCAAATCCAAATAGAGGAGAACTCATACGGGTGCTTGGTAAATTTTCAGTAGCAGTTGTACCATCTAACCATGATTGACATCGTACCTTCATACGACCCAGCTGGTGAGCATCGGTTACATCTTCTACAATGCCAATGGTGATAAGAGGATACTCACGTGTATTCTCATATTGAGCGGGTGAGTGTCTCATTATTGTGGATTCTCCCCTTCTTCTATAGTCTCATGTTTTACCGTACCTTCATTGGTTGGTTCTGGATCATATTCAATATGAAAGTGGGTATTAAAGAAATCGGCTGAGCTACGTGGATGTGGATATTCCTCATATAATACATCAAAGTCTGGGCCAAGACGTATTGCAATATCTTGTCGCATCCTTCGTCCCATTATATAATTCCGTCCTTTGTCAGGATCAAGATTATTACCACGAACGTCAATTGCAAGATTCTTATAATGTAATGAGTTTTTACTATGTTTGCTATCATTTCCTGAGGTGATTACAGGTGTGATCTTACCATCAAAGTATTTTTTCCATATGTCAATAAGATCATCAAATATGTTTTGTACTCGTATATCTATATCTTCAATTTTTGCATCTGGCTTATACCATAGATCAACTTCACCACCTATACCAGTTAATAAATCCTCTTCAGATATACCTGCTGGAATAACTTTAATAGTATAGTCTCTATTATTTGTCTGTGCATCGATTGTACCATCTTCAAGTGGTTTAAAATTATCAGGTGGTCTTATTTGAGACAATGGAGTATTCTTCTGAGTCGCCATCTTTCTTGGCACTCCTGATGATACTGGTAGACTGAATAGATCAAGAGTTTGTGTAAACGATCCGTCAGAAAAGTTGTTTTCGATTGAAAATATACTATAGAATCCATCATACCAAAACTTTTTTGTTCCGGCTAAATCCTTTGTGGTTGGAAATCTAATATTAATTTTCACATAACCGGGTCTTTTAAATGGTTCAGATAAACCAGTAGATTTATCATCTTCTACATTATCCTGTTCATCTAATTGTGCTGCTGATAAATCAGTTTTATTTCTATCACGATGAGTTGATTTAAGAGATTCATTGAGTAGCTGTGGATTACCTAATATCTTTACTCTTCCTTGTATACTCTCAAGTGCTGCCTGTCTAGACATTGCCTGATCAAATGATACCTGTTCTGTCTGTTTGGGTTTTGGATTGAATGACGCTGGATTTACGGTAGCTCCGAGAAATAATGGTGCTTGACGTTTTGCAGGCAATGCAGTGCTACCTATAGAAGGATCAAGTGAATATTGTTCACCAGTATCTGATGCAACATTAACTTCAGTATTTCCATTTCCCTCTTTAGTTTCTTTCTGATTAGAAGCATAAGATTTAGGGCTGAGTTGTGTCTGAAAGAATGACAACCCCATATCCATCTTAATATCAAAATCAAGAATATCTATGTTTTTTCCAGTGTATATGTAGTCAAACTCAATAAATTGACCTTCTTTGGGTTTAAATGGTTCCCCTACTGGCTGGTACTTTGTTTGATATCTATATATTGTGTAATTAACTTGGTATGTTCCATTAATATCGGGTGGGACTAATTCTGTGCTAATTTTAGGCGTATATGATGACCTGATATTTTTATCCTCAGTACTTTCTTTATTAACCAAATCACATGTATTCATTAGTTTCTTTATACAATCTTCTACGGATGCTCGCTCACTAAATTTAAGAACAAACTCCCCACCATCATCAAAAATATTGTCTTCTTCATTACCACCAATTTTATATTCAGAACTAGTGTATTCATTTGCCAATTTGATGTTATATACAACATCAATATACCGTTCATTGAGCTGGACATCTGCCTGTTCAAAACTTTGTACATCTGCTAAAGCATCAAATAAATTTTTTCTTACCAGATCTTTAAAATCATTATATTTTATAGAGATTGATTTTTCTAATGAAGCCATTGCGCTAACCAATGTGTCATCTTTCTTTAGTCTGACTGTAAGTCCATTTGCTATTGCAGATACGTGTGGTAATTTTGTTACGCCATTAGATGTACCAAATAACGATATATTATACACCGATCCACCAGCATTCATTTTACTGGTTAAATCTATCATGACGAATGTAAATGGTTTGATATTATTGATGGTATGTTGATTACCATCTGGCTTATGTCCTACAAAATCTGTCTTGAGCATGAATACAATACCAGAAGGATCAACTTCAAGTTCACGAGTTCCTTTGACAAGAGCTTCAAGAAAATCCACACCAAATGGTTCTTCGATCACCATCTCACCTTCAGTTTCGATCTGATCAAATTTAGATTCATTCTTTGGTCCCCTTGGAGCAAATATAGTCTCCCACACTACAGACGTAATGTAATAATTGGCGTCCCGGCGTCCATCAAATAGAACAATATATCTGCCTTCACTTTTCTCACCTTCTCCATTGACCAACTCTATTGACTGAGTATCATATAGGTGTTCTGGATCATCTTCGTTCTCAGTGAATAGCTGACCGTTCTCATACAAAAAATCTGCGGTCTTCATACCATCACACATTATCAAGGTATGACTATAAGTATACGAATTTAATTCGGCTAATGGATTTTGAGGTTTAGACATGACTTAACTTGTTACCGTATTACCACCAGAAGAATTTGCCAGTAGTACTGTATTTAATCTTGTTGAAGTTGGAAGTTTTATTGTCTTACCAGCAACCAATTCTTCATTAACATCAATTATATTATTAAACTGCAAAACTAACCAAGCATAACTAACATCACCATAAGTGTCATACGCGATTAGATCTGGGCGTCTTTCAGTTTCACGAGATACGACATAAAAGTTATCAGTCGGATCTGCAACCATAACAATTCGTTCCCACCATCCAATACGATTCCTATATACATCAGAGGTGCCACCACGAGTGTATCGAGTACTTGTTTTGACTACGTTGAATCCTCTTTTGTTTCTTTTATCTGTCACCTTAAGTCTCCTCGTCTATACTTACTTAAATCGAAACTACTTAATTGGTTTGGTGATAGTGTTTCAGAAAGAGATAGGTCTATCATCATTACTGTAGGCATGGGTGTTGGGTGTTCTTCATCTGTTGGGATATAGTCGCAATCGGTCGGGTAATTAATTCCCAGTGATTCAATTACTACTGGAACCCTGTACAAGTGTCCTATTGACTTCTGTGCAGACTGCGATGCTGTACCTTGACGTGAATATGCTGATAATTGCAATACCTGTGGCGGTGCTCCCAGATACTCACTACTAGCTCCTTGGTTAAGACCTTGGATAATATCCGAGATATATGATGTTGTACGCTTCTCGGTTGTTGCGCCAGCATCTCTTCCTCCTTGCGAATCAGATGCTGACGCAGATCGACTTGTATCATTCTTTCCAGTGCGCTCTGTGCCAAATACAGGCATTGTCCAACCGCGCAAGGTCCATAGGTATGCCAAATTGATTGATGCTTCCTCAGGAGTTCTTGAGACCAATTTGACAGATGTCAATTGAAATTTACGTGACATTGATCTTTTGTAAACTGCTATCTGACCGGGAGCGTGTACAGGATCAAGAAATTCATACTGGACACTTCGTGTTTCATTCAGTTCTGGAGTAACTTCAAATGTAACTCCCCGCCTACGCGCCTCGATTGATTGTGCACCAGCAGCTACAAGCCTGATCTTAAACTGATTCTCTGTTGGTTCTTTTGATGATATCGGATTAGCCAATTTAATTTTTCCTAAGTTATGTTCTCATATTTAGTTTTCTTGTTATTTTCAACATTTTGAGTAAATATTTGACTTTTATCACAAATTTACGTACAATGCTATGTTATAGGAGAGCAAAAATAATGTCAACAACGAAAACCCGAATACAATGGTTAGATACTGCATTAGACCGTTACCACAAATATGATGCCGATACCAACGAATTACTAAGCACAAAGATGACGGATGGTCCTTACAGTGGAATAGAAATCGTTAAACAACAACCACTCACAACAGAAAAAGCCAAAGAGATGGAGGGTAAACGCAGAAAGAAAGTGAATTATCTTT